AGCCAGGTCAGGTAGCGGTACAGCGCGAACGCGGGGGCCCGCTCGTCGTCGTCGGGCAGTACGACACCGCCTAGCGTAGTCACCTTGACGGGCGGCTCGCCCTCCCCCGCCCACCAATCCACAGCGACTTGCACCCCTACGCCGCGCAATGCAGTGCGCACGGCCCGGTCGATCCTGGGCCTGTCGCTATGGGCCACCTGCCCGTCCCCCGTCATGAACGCAGCCGGCCGCACGATGACGCGCGCCACGGGGTCCGTGCGGGCACTGAGGGATAGGCGCACTTGACGGGCCAGGTTCTCCCGGAGCGCCGCGTCGGGATGCTCGGCTAGCGAGGCCACGGCGCGATCCAATGCTTGTCGATGTCAGCGACGCGCTTGGGTTCACAAGGCCAGCCTGGATTGATAGAAGCGAGCCACAGCAAGCCCACCTATAGGCCCACCTATACGCGTAACGGCCCTCGGATGGCCTGCAGCAGCTGCTGGTTGTAACGTCGCGAGTTACATCAATTCAAGAAACGGCGCAGACGTGATACCAATTTCTTTTCGTCAGTAAGTTGGCACTCCCAAACAACTAGCGCACGCCACCCAGCCGCTTTGAGCTGAGAGAGTTGGATAGCGTCTCTTGCTACATTGCCGTTTAGCTTATTCGCCCAGAAAGTCGCATTTGCCACGGGTCGCAGACGACCGCGTCTGCAACTATGGCTATGCCAAAAACAACCATGGACGAAAATGACCGCGCGGCGTGCAGGAAATGCTAAGTCGGGCTTACCGGGCAGGTCATCGCGATGCAAGCGGAAGCGATAGCCGAGGCGATGCACTATTCGTCGTACCGTTATCTCGGGCTTTGTATTCCGATCCTTGACGGCCCGCATATTGGCACTGCGGTGCTCATCCGATAGCTTGTCTATCATTCACCAGATTTTTTCTTCAGCCAATTCAGAATAGCGCGTTGGTCGTCTTGCGTCGCACTTCTAACCCGGCCTTTAAGCCATGGTAGAGTTGGTTTTTCAGGCGTTAGGTTTTTCGCACCCTCATTGCAGGTCGAGCATAGTGTCCGGAGGTTAGAAATCTCGTCCTTACCTCCCAAGCTCTTGTCGACGATATGCCCAATATGAAGGCGGGCCCTGCGGCCCGTAGCGGGGTCGATTTCGTCGGCACCGAGGCCACAATGTTGACAGGTGAAACCGTTTCGGGCGCGGACTTCGGCTCTAAGCTTCTTCGATATTGTCCGCGCAAAAGCTACATCATGCTTCGACGGAGGAGCGCCGTCCAAGCGGTACTCGTTTGGCTTCAGCGTCGCATCATCATTCTTCGATCGGATGGGCCAACCGTCTTCGTCCCGAAGCTCACGAAGCCGTCGCGCCCATTCGCTAACATTTGGCCCTGCCGCATCGCGGATCTGGATCGAGGTAACTTTCTTGCCGACGTTGGCAAGTAGAAACTGCCGGATTCTTTCCTTCGAACCCCCTTTAGGCACTCTGCACCTTCTCCTTTACAGATTCTGTGGATAGGGCTAGGTGGCGCAGCAATGCTTGGCCGACAAACTCGGTATAAACGGGTGGGATAGCTTCATTGATTTCAGCTTTCGTCATCCAGTCAATGCCCATAGCAGCCCGAGCCGCGGCAAGTGAGCAATTTCCGCCACCGGTGACCTGAACAAAGTCTTTCCATTCATCCGTCTTACCGAAGTGGGACTTACGACGGTCAAAGGTATGCACCTTTGGGTGCTTTTTGTGCGTTGGTGCGACAATTTCAAAATTCGCTTCAAAAAGACGGTGGCGCAACACCCGCAAGCCGGGAAACATCGTCCCGCAAAGTACGACCGGATTTAAAAGGGGCGCACCATCCACGTTCTCGATGACGTAGGGGAGACCGGTCCTCTTGAGCATATCGCGCACCGGTTCCACGAGGCGCGGCCACTCTTCAGCGTTGGCATTACGCTTCGCGAGATCGGAGTAGGACTGACACGGCGGCGAGGCGTGGACGGCGTCGAAAAGTGCAACGAATTTCGGGTCGAGCTTGAGCGCATCGCATTGAATGAAGGGGAGCGGATAGTTGGGCTGTGGGTCAATGTCCACGCCAACAACTTCAAACCCCGCGCGTGCATAGCCGACGCCCGCGCCCCCCGCGCAACAGAACAGATCTAGCAGCCGCGGCCTGCGGTTCCCACCCCCGGTCTTGACGGGGGGTGGGTTCTTGCGCACTGGCTTGGCCTCCCGAACAAGAGACACAACCGTGTCCTCAATGCGGTCGGGCGCATTGATTTCGACATTCATTGGCTACTCCTGCGCCGTCCAAGCTGGGCTATGAGACCGGAGCCCGAATGACACCTACACCAGATTCGCACGATGTACGAGAGGGTGAGCTTCCCGTCTCCGTCGTTCAAGCGTAGCCCGATGACGAGACGCCATGGCCTGGGCAGGCAGTGCCTCGCCTCCAGAGCCGACCAGAGCTAGACGCGGTGCACTTTCCGGCCGGAAGGAGCAGCCGGGCCCGTCACGATCTAGGCTAGGCAGCCTCGGGAAAGTGCTTCGCCACGTCACCTTCGTTCATGCGGCCCAGACCTTCGGCGTAGTACGACTGCGCCGAGCGGGGGAGGCCGGACACGAACGACCGGTTGACTGCGACCGCGGTGTCGAGCCGATGGTGCACGACGGACAGCGCGCGGATCGCCTTGCCGTAGTCGTCGCCCACCATCTTGTCGGCTAGCTGCTGACGAGAGAAGGACACTACCTTGCGGTCGTTGGGCTTGAGACCATCGAGGCGGGACAGCACGACTGACGCCAGCACCACGTCACGCTTGGCGACGGCGAGCCGCGCGAAGTGCACCAGCTCAGTCGGCCCACTCGCCGCCAGGTCTGCGTTGTACCGGGCACGATCAGTCGACCCGAGCCCAGCCCGTGCGAGGAGCTGTGCTGGCGACTGGTAGAACACGGCGGCGGCCTTGGCGCGGGTCGCGAGTTCGCCGAGCGCCTGCAGAGCGCCGTCCCGTTCGGGCGCGGTGTCTCTTACCATCGAGGCTCGGAAACTCGCTGCTTCCTTTGCGGCGAGGTCTTGGCGCTTGCTACGAGGCAGGTCGGTAACTCCCTCCCACCGTCGGTTGATGTCGGCGGAGCGTTTGGCCACCTCGTCCTCCAGGGTCTCCAGGCGCGCGGTCAGTTGATCGAGGCGATGGTTCGCCCTTGCGGCCAATTCCAGGATCTCGGGGAGGTTTAGCAGTTCGCCCGACAGGGCATCGCCTTTGGGCTCGCCGGACGTACTTTCACGCTTCGTCGCGTCATGCGCGGCGAGTCCAGTAGCGTAGTCTTCAGTGCTCGTGGTCATGTCCACCTACCTGGCAGTTCAGGGTTAGCAACACATCGAGCATTCCGCTTCACCTCCGGTCCCGCGCGACGCCAGGGCCTGCCCTGAACATCGTCTTCGCCGGTGCAACCGCGAGGGGCATCTTGCCCACGGGCGGCCTGGAATCTCGACACCACCAATATACCCCCTTGGGGTATCCCTTTCAACCTGGCGCAAGTCGATTCTTGCTCTGCGGTTTGCCTGCCGCCTAGACGGTCGTGACCCGCAGCCCATGCCACGCATCGGCCGACGATGGCGCCTGCGCCATGTCAGGGCTCTCTTCCTCGCATCGCAGTGTGCGCTGCCACGCGGATACTCGGGTGGACATCTCTTGCCACGCTGCGGCAGTCACGGGACGCAGGTAGTATGACGGCGCTGCCATCGCCTCGGCACGGTCTTCCGCGGCTGGCCACCACATAGCTCCGCAAGCGTGCTCATACACCCACCCGGCTGGCGCAGGCGGCCTGTCCGCGAGGTGCTTGAGAAGGTCCAGGGCCTTCATCGGATTTGCCTCCGTATCTCGGCGCCCAACTCGCCAGAGGGAGCCGGAAGGGCAGGCGTCACATCAGTCTCTCCACGATGGGCAGCAATGGTGCGAAGGATGGTCGCCAACTGCGACCTCTGCGAGCCGTCCAGCGCCACCAGGTCCGCCGGGGTTATCAGCAGCCCGACGTGTCGGTGATCCACGCTCCCGTGAAGCTCCACCGTCTTGCGGTCGCCGTAAGTAGCGGGAATGCGCGAGCGCAAGAGCACTTCTAGGAGGCGGTCGGAGTACACGGTTTCGACCGCTGGCTTCCCGTCCGCCCCTACTGCCTGGGCGCCCTTTTGATAGACGGCGCGGGGCACGCCCTCGATGGCACGCCGTACGGCCTCGCGTTCGATGCGGGCGTTCGCCTCTTCGATGGCGGCTTCGACCTCAGCCCTGAACATGGGCTCACGCGCCATGAGGTCCCGGAAGCCGCTCGACCCACCGTGACGGTCCTGGGCATGGGGGCTCGCTGCACGGGCAGCCCACACGAACACGCCCGTAGCGCGTAACGCCTCGATGAAGGCACGCTTCCGAGCCTCGGTGATGGTGCTGTGCGCGGAGCGGGCGCGTTCACCCGAAATTTTCTGCCGACCTGGCATTAGTCTTGGCCTCCTGGCCCTGCCCGCCACTACTGCGGCTGGCCCTATAATTGTATCGAGCTGATCTCGGACGTTCCACCGGGCGGGACTCACGAGTCAGCGATGTCGGGCCGATTCCCGGTCCCCAAAAAATTGAGCCCCTATCTCCCCGGATGGGGCGCATTGGGCGAGGTGGGCACCGGTGGCCCCCGGTCTGGCAGAACGATTCTCGCTTTTAGCCTGCTAGAGCTATCGAGCTATCAGGCGACGACCCAGAAGGGCGGGACGGCCGATGAAGGCCCGCCGGAGCCCTCCATGCAGCTGCCTCCGGGAGCGCCAGCGGGAGGGCACGCGACGGCCGCGACGGGGCCGGGATCGGGACACGGCAGGGTCGGCGCCAGGGGCGGTCGCACCGTCTGCGGGTGGAGCGGCAGGTGCGCAACAATCCCCCTCGGGAAATGGCCCAGGCGTACCTTGATTCCATTGGTAGATTCCGGCTTACTCTTGATGCGCATAAAACAGTTGAATATTGCGCATTTCGACGCGAAGGTCGACGCTACGGGACAGCAGCCGGAGCGCCGACATGGCAAAGCAGGGATTGAGGGTAGCGACCTACGTCCGGGTCAGCACGACGGGTCACGGGCAGACGCTGCGCCACCAGGAGCGCAAGCTGAGCGAAGCCGCCAAGAGCAACGGGTGGCGGGTGGTCGCCACCTACAAGGATGATGGGGTGTCGGGCTCCAAGGGTAGGG